TTGCTTTTCTTTTAACTCATAAACACACAAAGTAAGCCATGTGTTTATGGTGGTGATACTAAATAAATGTAGACAAAATCATCCCCACCGCTTATAAAGTTGCGCCCATTATTGGCACTATCCAAGTCGCTGTAAAATACTCCTATTGGGTTATCTGTTGGTTCATAATAATAAACAGTTGCTTGATTAGTGGGTATAAAGGGTAAACTTGAATACCACGGTACCTGTACTTCATTCCAATTCCATTGTGCTGGGACAACTAATGACATGCCGTTTCCTGCATCAAAGCTGCCTGATGGGTTCTCGGCTACAATTGTTCTCTCTGTGTAATCGCTTCCATCTATCTTGTATCTAGTCTTAGTTCTTCTTGATCCTCTCCAATATTTAAAAATCTGTGATAATCTGTGAAAAGCTCCTGTTCCTAGTGTATCAGGGTATGTGTTATTTGGTCTGTTTATGTTATTGTCTGTATATCTTTTTAACATATCATTCAATGAAACTATTTTCTCACCTGTAATTAGTCCATCTTCAAAAGTAAACTCTGTTCCTTGAACTATTCCATCGAATGTTAATCTGAATCTTTCTTGTGGCTTCATTTGTGCCTCCACGTCATCTATGTCATCTTCGGTCGATTCAGTTGTATCCAAAAAATCCATTTCTGTGTCTGTTGTGAAAGTCACTAGCTGGTTAAATATAAAATCTTCCCCAGCTGCCCTCCATGCCACCATGGCTATGGAGGGGTCAGTATCTATTGATAACCCCACTATCGGTGAAGTTAATGATACTGTTATGATTGGTAGTAGTTGTTGTGGCTGTGTTGTTCTATATAAAGTATGCCACAGATAAGGTACTGATAATTCAACAACTGTATCTCCTTTAATATCTACCAATCGGGAAACTATATCTCCATCATTTAAATCAGTTATTGCATTATTGTTGTATCTTACTGAAATTCTAACTCTTGCTGTTATAAATGTGGAAGTGTAAAAACACAACATATATTTAATTGATCCTCTCCAATATCTAAAAAATCTTGATATATAAGCTACAAAATCATCTCCATAACTGGGATGTCTGGGTATAACTACGTTTGACCATGTTTGGTTCGCATTGGTCAACGTTACGACATCCCTTATCATGGGTGTTCTTATAACTCTATTAATGGTCATTGATCCCGACATTATATTCTCCCCTGCAACGTCAAGATCCATAGATAATGGCGTGATAGGGTGTAAAGACAATACATTACTGTTGTCTAATCCTGAGCCAAGAGATAAATCGTTGGCAAAACTCAGAATGCATTTGTCTGAAGTGGTAACTGAAGTTGGTTTGTCTAATATAGACAATGCTGAAAATATTGGCATAATTGCATCTTCAACCAACCCTCCTATCATTGGTAATTTCTCAAAAAACGTAGATATTGATGAAGTTGCTTTGGCTCCAGTTTCTATAACTCCAGTTGCTGTCTTCTTAAGTGCTTCATATTGCATTGTTCTTGCACTTTTTGCTGTTGGAACAACTGGTTTTTCTTTAGGTTTCTTATATCTCCTACGTTTTGTTTTAACACCCATTATTTTATTACAATCCTTAACAACATCTTCTGTAACGTCATCATCAGCCATGTCAGCCCAGGACGATTGACCTATGTATCCGGTCACTATTGGGTCGACAAAACTGGCATAAACTTGTACTTTAACTGTATCTGTGACAGAAGAAGAAGCTCTTAATAATGGTGTTATTGGTGACAAAAACAATCTGCAAATTTGGTTCTTGTTCTCTGTGGTATCCCAAAATAAATATGGGTTGATGTATGGTATGTCAAAAACCGCTGTTCCCTGATCAGCAGCGGAAATAACAATTGGTCTATTTGCAGACTGTTGTCTTATTGTTCCTGCATAATCAGTGGTGTTGTGGTTAGGTATCCATGAAACCATATAGGCTCCATAATGATACTGCGTCGTTAAAAGTTTAACTTGTACTTTAACAGATGATCTCATATATCTATATTGTTTTAATTTATCTGCTATCTGTGGTATAACTGTTAAAGACGCTGGAAAATCTACAATATTCGTAGATGTAATGGGTCCCCACGTGAATTCTGCCACTTTGTAAGTTCTCTGTAACAACTCTTTCGGTGTTTGATCTGGGTATGGATTGGATATACCCACAAGTGATGCATCCTGTACATCTACTACTTGTTCAGCTACTGGTCCTGCTGCTTGATATTGAGTAATTTCTACTTGATGTTTAATAAGCTCAGTATCATTCATTGGTTCATTTAACTTTTGTTCTGCTATTTTTGTATCGGTAAACGATTTCTCAATAATTACCTACCCGTTCACGGTGGTAACCTGAAAGATGGGCATTCAGCATACCGCGACCCTTACTACTAGTGCCCTAGTAAGTCCATGCAAGTATGAAGGGTTTACATTGTCCTCGGCTTTTTACGGGTGTGCTCCCATAATGTCTTAATTGACCGGAAGGTCAAAAGTTCTCTTGTCGTACATTTCTCTGTACGTGGGCATATAGAACACTTTGTACCGTGCTCCTGGCTTTTTAAGTAATACATCCATGCGTGGTTTAAGCATTGAATAAATCTCATGGTAAAATTGTTCACCATGGTAAAAAGCTTCTCGAACAGCTGACTCACAAGCCTGTCTCAATGCTTCAAGCTGTTCTAAACTTGTTCCTTTCCTTTCTTTCCATAAAAAAGCAGAGTATATCGATTCCTTATCTATTGCTGGATATATCTCCGTTTTATTTCCAAATGTATGCATTTTAAACCTCCTTTTAAGAAATTCTAGTGTTTCAATATCTATAAATGGTTCTGTAACTTCTCCTTTTGATGCAGTGGTATAATCTAGTGAAAAATACTTGCCAAAGAAATTACGTAGAGAAAGCATATTAAAATATTCACGTGCTCTTTCATTAATCGAACCACCAGAATCATCTCCATAAACGCCTAACACCACATTCTCATCAAATGTCCATTTCATATCTGGTGGTGCCAAGCATGCATATGCAGTTCTATGATACATCGAATTTAAAATTGAATTAAAAATCGATGTGAGAGCATGACCTGAACTGCCCCCCCTATCTACCACATAAACACCTTTTGGTGAAATATGTGTTGCCGTGAAATACGATCTAACCATGCAATGTGTCCATGTTTTATCTCTTTCGGTCATAACATATCCACAATTATCTATCATCCAGTTGGCTATGAGTTCCGATGCATATAGAATCATTGATTTATCCCATCTATTAGCATCTCCTCCAATGACTCCCTTATCGTTACGACCTTTTAAATTCTTCATCATTTGATCATAAAATCTAGACCATTCAGGGCCATGTACATTAATTCCAACCTTAATATCCGAGTGCATCCTATCTGCTTCTATATGTGACACAAGATGTCCGAACATCATTCTAATCTTAACAACGTCTACTTTTGGTCCTGCATCAAATAAACGTGTTTTCTTTGCTGCTACTCTGTCTAGATCTCTAACTTCATCCTTCAATGTGTCATTTACAGCATATGGTTCCATGATTCCTTCTTCCATATTTTTGACTCTTTTGTCAAAGAGTGCCTTGAATTCAGAATGCACTATCACCTTCCTATGTTTACCTTCGTTCACTACTTTAAGCAAATCTGTTGATTTCATATTATCCAAAGTGAATGGAAAGCCAGGTGATGTAGTTAAATCCATTCCAGGTATTCCAAGTTCTGGCACACCAAGTACAGCCTCATCGAATGTCAATTTCCGTCTTTTCCTATGCTTGTGTTCTGTCAAAATTCCTTGCATAATGCGTGGATCCTTCATAGTATCTCGTACAAACTGAGGTAAAGCAGGTGTAGTTACCTCTCCAAATTTCCTATATGCAAGTTCTAATGGTGTTGGTGGTTCTTTTGATGATAAAACTGCTGGTGCTTTAGTAACAGTAACGGGACATAGTAACGTTTCTCCTGTATCTGGATTCAATATGCCTGTTTGAATAGGCGTTGGTTCAATGTTTGTTTTCATAGGTATATATGGTTTTCTTTCTAAAATACCTTCAAATCGTGTTCCTCTAACAAATGGTACAACATTGAAATCATGTATTATTGATCCTAATGGTGTTTCATCATCACCACCTTCTTGAAGTATCACTTTGTGTTTGTCAAATAATTCTATTGGTGGTGATAAATGAGCTTGTGCATACATTTCTGAAACAACATCATCCGAGAATATAGGACATACAATTGATCTATCATCTAGTCCTGCTATATGTATACCCATAATCGGTTTCTGTCTTGCTGGTGTTGTATCCATATACGGCAAACCACATGCACCTGAGAATCCTTCACATCTATCTACATCCCAGTAAGTTTTGGTTACATAACTTTTCTGTTTGCCTTGAACAGTATAATTACTACGTACTCCTCCTACAACTGCTCTTGCGTAATTACCTATAACATAATAACGCCTTTCTATTGTATCTTCTATATCAAATTCTACTCTACATGGTGCCTCAACAATATTATCTTCAATGAAAGGTAACAAATGTTTAGATAAATCTTTATGAGATCTACATGATGAATCAAATTCAACACGAGCCATATCTCTATCTTCAAACATGGTAACTTTAAACTGTCCTCTTGCGAAATTAGATGATCCAGGGAATCCTGGTTTTGTTCCAAATGTAATCTGTGTAATGGGATCAGTACTATCAAAAACATGTCTTGCCGTAAATCCTATTGTTCCCTTTACAAAGAAAATAAAAGCTTTAGCACTTTGTCCATCTTCATAAACAAATGTTGCTTCTTCCGTGTTGAGTGCCAAAGCATTAGCCATAGAATTAACTTCCTTGGTTCCATATTGTCCATTAACTTCTTGTTGTGCTCCCCACAAACCATCTCTCTTTCCTCTCTTTTGCTTATGTCCACCCTTGGATTGATATCTCTTCTTATTTCCATCTCCTTTAGAATAAATATGCCTGTTTCTGTCATATCTTTTATCTCCAGATTGTCCGTAAGCATGTTTAACTATTGTACTAAAAATTTTCCAAGCAACCAAACTTAATGTCACTGTAGATACAATCATAGTTGCTGCATATAATGGTGTCTTAACAAATGATTTGTATCTAGCTTCTTCAACACTTAAAACATATTTAGTTGGTTTTTGTGTGTCAAGAAGATATTCATTTAATACATAATTATTGACATCTACTTCATATGTTCCAAAATCAACTGGTCCTGTTAAATCCTCATTTTCTCCAAGCATCTCTTTCAAACATTGCTTATAGCATGCTTTATCGTAGTTGGTTACAAAAAGCCTTCTACTTAACCGAAGGTAATCTGCAACAACAAATCTTTTCCATAATGGCAATTGAACTAACCATTCAGATGCTTGATTCCAATAATATCTTTTTTTAAGACAAGATAAATCTTGAGGTCTCTGTCTAAAAAAGTTCATGTGAGCTGAATCTGGTTTCCATGAAGTATCAATAGTCTCCCGTGACTTAAAATCTCTGATTTGACCTAAAACACCCCATCTATCTTTGATTCTTCCATATGCTCTAACATATTCAGCATTAACAGGATATTTATGTGTTGAGACATCTTCACCTTCGTGTGATGCAAAATAATAAATAGGTGGTTCTAAACTTTCTCCTTTAATATAGTCTCTACAGTAGTTATATAATGTTTTACCATAACCCCACCATGAAGCTTTTTTCTTCTCACCTTTATCTGATTCGTCATCACTTGAATCTGATTCCTGTGTACTAACACTATCTTCATCTGCTTCTAAAGTAGATGGTAGTGTATTTTCCGTTACTACAGGTGCATCATCATCAGATAAATCATCTTCACTTACCATTTGCATTTTAGCTTGACCAGGTTTGGGTTTTCTTCTTCTAACTTGCTTCTGTGCCATTATCTGACCAATTGTGCGTGGTTTTTCTTTTGGTACAGCTAATTTATATTCATTTCCCTCCTTCTCAAACTTCATCTGTTTACCTTCCTTAACTTGTATAACCATTTTGGATGGAAGTACTTTAACTTCTGGTTCTTTTAATTTAAGATTTAATGGTACAACTTTATCCATAAGATCTGATGGTGGTTCGTTAAGTATAGCTGATGTTGCTATTAATGTTTTCCTTTGTTCTATACAATACGAAACCAACTGTTGAAAATTCAATCTGTGTGTAAACTTAGAATCACTTGAACCAAATTCAGTTAATATATCAAATTCCCAACAATCAGTAACCTTATGTGGGTCGTCACATTTGCCAAAATCTCCTTTCTTGTGCATCATGATTGGTACATGACACCTTCTAATTATTGCCTTAGAATCAGTTATACCTAAATTAGCCGGCATACCTAATTCGTTTGATGTAGTAACTACCAATTCTGATGAAAAGTTAGTAGCTGCTTTATCTTTGATCTGTGCCATATGTAATGGGAACACATTGCTATTGACTGCATGTATTAAAGTCATAGATGTGTCCGTACGTAAAGATATGTCCAAAGTTTGATACAAATCATCTATAGTAGTACAAAATTGACCTGTATATCCATCCCAAAATTCATTTTCTGATTTTCTCTCATATCTCATGGATGGATCATATTTTGTGTCATGTGTTAAATTATGTATAGCTGATATTAAATAATTAATTGCTGTTGACTTTCCGACACCAGGTTTACCTACCAAGCTAATCCACAAGGGTACTATACGTGGTTTCTGAATAGATTTTGTGGCGCAAGCTGCACTATGCCAATGACGCATACTGGTGACCATTGCTGCCCACTTATTCGTTTCCACTTGTCCAATGCTCTTAAGTGTTCTAATACAGTGATCATTAGCCAATATTCTCTCATATAAATCAATAATTTGATCTGCTAACTGTGGATTCTTTCTAAAGACATCACCTGTGTCTGGATTGAGCATAAGACTATTGTACTCATCCATTAATCCTCTCATAGTTGCTATTTTAACTGATTCTTCAAAAAATGGTTTGCCTACCTTTGCGCAATAAGCAACATCAATCAAATTCTTAAAATTATTGATAATAAATTCAATAATTGAAGAAACCTCTTTTCCACATCTCATGGTCATAGAAAAGGCTGCAACTTTCTTAATATCACAAGATCCAAGCATAGCCATACTTATTACACTGATAATACCTGGTATTATATCAATGCCTGCTTGTCCTTCAACCTCCTCGATACCTCCTTCAACAGTTTCATCCTTGGCTGTATCTATCTTTTCTTTTGGTGCTATAGCTTCAACAATATCATCTGTATATGTAACGTGCCACTGTTGCAACAAAGCTACCATTATTGTGCTAAAAATAAGTGTTGAATGTTCTGGAAAATACATCTCAACAATCTTATAAACTGATACATAAGCCGCTGTCAAAAATAATGTACTCAATATTTTCTTAGCAACACTTGGTGTGCACAATTGTTTAACCTTCTCAATAATGGGTGATATTAAGGTTTCATAAGCTTGTAACACAACTCTAAGTATTGTTTCTAGTACATCTGACAATTTATTCGAAATGGTGCTACATATAGATGACACCACTGAGTTTGTAACCCTCGTAGTAACTGATGTTATCATCCAATCATAATAATCTTTACACCAATCAACAAATCCTTGTCCTTTAAGTTGTGTAGCCTTTGAATATGAACTCAAAGGCATATTGTCTTGCATTGTATCTGTAAACAATGCAAATAATAATCGTACTTTATTGTTCCGATTAAGCAAATTGGGTTTTGCTTTAAAGCTTCCCATGTTAACTTTCCTTTTAACATGTTCAGCATGTAATAATCTGTGACCCCCTATCCAATTGCGAATATTTATATGTGTGGATTCATTATCTTTAAAATTGCCTGAATCCCATAATTGGGCCATCATATATGACATAATTGCTATCATATCGTTCTTTGTTTCCACTTTATATGTCATTTTTCCTAACCTCATTTCAACTCCTTTAAGTTTGGTCTCAAAAAATTCTAATGTACTCCTCTTAACGGTAAATAGTTTATTAAATGGTACAGACTCTGGTCTGCATACAAAAATCTTGACGTAATCCATTGGATTCCATTCAATTAACTGTTCATTCCCCTTCCCATTGTTTGATCCACCAAATTGTTCTCTCCTAGTTCGATGTAACTCATATGTGTGTAATCTTGTTTCAAATTTTGGTGGAAGCGTGTATGGCTGTTCAGATAAATATTTTATTAATTTTTCTCTATCGTGTTGCCACATATAACTAAATACTGATATACACGC